GACACAGCCATGCACCTACTACGTCCAGGTGCGAAGTGGGAAATCAGTAACAACGTCTTTACAAGGTGGGATGATCCACGGCCATGCCCAAGCATTGAAGAAGTGTATTGGGTCATTGACAAGATCAGAGAGTTTGAGGACAGCATCCCTACGATCTACACCGACGAGCAACTCAAAGAGATGGGCATAGCCCGTGAGGAATTTGAACGTGCAGTTGCATAACTTATTTCCCATCCCTGTAGGCTTTGCTGAGTTAGGTAGACCCTTGTCAGATGAGGAATTGTTCTTCATCCGTGAGCTTGAAACACGTCCTAATATGGGCAATACCACAAGCACGAATAACTTTGTCCTGCGTGATCCAGCTCTAACGTCCCTGCGCTCATTCATCGAGGATGCTGTCTCGGAATACTTCAAATCCACAGTCAACCCTAAGCACAACGTAAGCCTGAGAGTCACACAAAGCTGGTGCAACTACTCAGAGCAAGGTCAGTACCACCACAAACACGCTCATCCTAATTCGTATATCTCAGGTGTGTTTTATGTGCAGACCAACCCTGATGATCGGATTTACTTCTACAAGGATGGCTGGCAGCAGATCAAATTCCCACCAGACCAGTGGAACCCGTACAACTCTGAATCGTGGTGGTTTGAGGCTTACGCAGGTCGCTTGATTCTCTTTCCTTCGTCGCTCACGCATATGGTTCCTGAAGTAAAGGGCGAGGACACAAGAATCTCACTATCGTTTAATACCTTCCCTGTCGGTGTCGTTGGGGAAGAGATGGATTTAACCGGACTTAGGCTGGAGGCGTAATGGCTCACTTCGCAAAGATTGACGAGAACAACATCGTCACGCAAGTTGTCGTAGTAGACAACAAGGATACGGCTGATGCGTTTGGCGTTGAGAAAGAACACATCGGTGCTGCACACCTAGAGAAAATCCTCGGTGGAACGTGGAAGCAAACGAGTTACAACGGCAACATGCGCAAGAACTACGCAGGGATTGGCTACACATATAGGCAAGACATTGATGCGTTTGTGCCTGTAAAACCATTTAACAGTTGGGTCTTGAATGAATCCACGGCACAATGGGAAGCCCCCGCGCCAATGCCTACTGATGGGAAAATGTATAGCTGGGATGAAGCAACAACTAACTGGATCGAAATAACAAGGTAAAAATGTGTTCGGCTTTGACCCATTTTCAACTGCGCCGTTCTCAGCGATCAGTGTATCGGGTGCCAACACATACACGCGTGAAGTAGCCGAAACAGCCACCGGTACTGATGCAGCCGATGCAACCCTAACGATCAATTCAGCCGTTACAGAAACGGCTACGGGCACAGATGCGATTACATCTGAAATAGCATATCAATCTTTTATATCTGAAACTGCAACCGCCGCAGATAATGTTGCCACAACATTTACTTTAGTAGCTTCTGTTGCCGAAATAGCAACTGGATCAGACGCCATTGCTGTTTTGTTAGACGGCACAAGTAGTATTGTTGAAAGCGCCACAGGCACAGACCAAACTAATCAAGGTCAAGATCAATTTGGCAACATAAGTGAATTTGCAGCAGTTTTTGATGATTTTTCTGCCGCGCAAGCTTATCAAGCTGCTGTTTCAGAAATTGCAACAAGTTCTGATCAACTTGCTACACTAATGACTTTTCAAAGTGCAGTGTTAGAGTTGTTGACGGCGACCGACCAAGTATCTATACCAGCAACTTTGCAAGGTGTTATTGCTGAAATGGCGACAGCTATAGATCAATTTGGTACGCTAGATGGGGCAGAACAGTTAGTTATTAGGTTAAGATCGTTTACTGAACGAAGGAGATTTTGATGGCGATCAATCTTAAAGCAATTACCTCGGTACTTGGTTACCAGCAGATCACTAGTTTAAGCTCTGCAACCGCGTTGACCGTACCCCAAAAAGACATTGCAGGCTTGGCGGGCTCCCCTAGGATTGCTATTATTACCCCTGAAGGGCAGGCTGTTCGTTGGCGGGATGATGGTGTAGCACCTACAGCAACTGTAGGGATGCCTTTAGCCGCAGGTGTTACTTTGCAATATGACGGCGACATCAATCAAATTAAGTTCATTGAGCAATCTGCTGGCGCTAAGTTAAACATTACTTATTACTCTTAATGAGGTCAGCATGAATATCTCTAATGACTCCCCAATGATGAACTACGTAGATTATTTTACTAAGCAATTTCCTAAAGATTTGGCTGAAATGGCGGTTTTGCGTGATGAGTTGGCTGTTCGTCAGGGCGCATTAACCGCAGCCGAAGATGCGGTTGCTGACCGTAAAAAAGCAGCCGAAGAACTTCAAGCCGCTAAAAAAGAAGCAGAAGCTATCCGCGCTGATGCGAAATATGATCAAGAAGCTGCAAAACGTGTTGTAGATGAAGCCGTAGAAAAGGCCCAAAAAATAAAAGATGAAATGGCGGCGTTGATTAATGATACAAACGCTCGTGAAAAAGCCGTTGCTGCTCGTGAAAAAATTGTTACTGCAAGAGAAAAAACGCTAGAAAGTAATGAGTTGGAATTAGCCGCTGCTCAAAAATCGCTATCAAATGACCAAGAAGCACTTAAAAATAATATAGCAGCTTTAGAAGTACGTATTAAAAACTTTCAAACTAAAGTAGCAGCTTTAACGGCTTAAAGGTCTATCATGGCAGACGTTAAAATATCAGCGCTAACCTCCGCAACGTTACCGTTAGCCGGCACTGAAGTTTTGCCTATTGTGCAAAGCAGCATAACCAAAAAAGTTGCTACTGATGATTTAACAGTCAAAAATTTACGGTCTAACGCTACCAGTGGCTTGCTTCAAATTGTAGGTCCAGCAGCCTCAAGCACGCGAGTAATGACTGTACCTGATGCTAACTTTACCGCTGCAAGAACCGACGCAGCCCAGACATTTACTGGAAAACAGACTTTTAGTGGTTCGGCTAGCACTTTAGCTTCATCTTTTAAAAATATTGTCGAACCCGCAACAATAGTGGCGGCAGGCGCAAATAACACAATTAATTTTGATGTTTCAACGCAATCAGTTTTGTATTACTCATCTAGTGCTGCTGGCAATTGGGGTATTAATTTTAGAGCTTCAAGTTCTACCCAGTTAGAATCAGTTATGAGTAGTGGTGATGTGGTGACCGTTGCTTTTTTGGCAGCTCAAGGGGGCACTGCATTTTATAACAACGCAATTTATATTGACAACACACTTATTACACCTAAATATCAAGGTGGTACGGCGTGGGCTGCCGGTAACACAAATAGCATCGACGTATATACATACACAATCATAAAAATAAGTGCTCTTACATACACTATTTTAGCTTCCCAAACTAAATTTGCGTAGGAAACACAAATGCCTACGATAGCAACTTTAGGTGCAGCTTCCGCTAGGGCTTTTGGTGCGTTAAATAACATTCAAATTGCTCCCGGACAACAAGCCTATACAACACCAGGTACTTACACTTGGGTCGCCCCTGCCGGAGTTACATCTATATCAGTTGTTCTTGTTGGTGGGGGCGGTGGCGGTGGAGGTGCAGGTGATGCTGGTAGCTCTACTGCTTTTGGTATTACGGTACTAGGGGGAAAAGGCGGCGCTCCGGGTACAACGCAAAGCACTTATGGAAGTGGCGCTGATGCTGGATATATAGGTGGGGCGGCTGGGACTGATAGTTCTGGACGCGGTAATTCTGGAGGTGGGGGAGCTGCTGGGTATGCAGGTAATGGGGGTAACGGCGGGAATTATGACGCAGGTTTAGGGTCTGCTGGATCAGGTGGGGGCGGTGGAGGTGGAAATGCGAATGGCGGTGCTGGCGGAGGCGTTGGTATTCTTGGGCAAGGAACTAACGGTACTGCTGGCGGTGGTGGAGGATCTGGAGGCTCTAACGGAAATGTCCGCGTAGGGGGATTTCCTGCTGTCGCAGGCGGAAATTATGGTGGTGGGGCTTCCGGTTCTGATGGTAGTTCATTTGCTGGCAGCGGCGGATGCCTGGGGTATAAAAATAATGTACCTGTTATACCTAATTCTAGTTACACAATTGTAGTTGGTGCGGGTAGAGGGGTAGGTGGTTCTGGGGCAGTAAGGATTATTTGGGCCGGTACTCGTCCAGGGGATGTAGCTAGAGCGTTTCCTTCTACAAATACCGGCGATTTGTAATTAAGTAATCCAACACACTCGAAAACAATATTGTCATACAATCTTCTGTAAGATATGATGTTTTAACTGTACCGGCCCAGTAGACCGGGCACTCTAACGAGTAAGTCATGAGCGACGAAAGTCAAACCTTAGCGGAAGTAGACTCCGCGCCAGCATCCGAGATGACGGCCATCACGGAGATTGCACAAAATGCGCCGGAAGTCGCTGAACAAGCGCAAGATCAAACTGAGGAAAAGCGTTTTACTCAGGCTGAACTTGATGCAATGATCAGCAAACGCCTTGCAAGAGAGCAACGCAAGTGGGAACGAGAGCAAAAGCTGAGGGTGTCAGCACCCGATATGCCGTCTGGTGAGTTACCCGCGCAAGATAGTTTTGCGTCAACTGAGGAATACGCGGAAGCGTTAGCCGAAAGAAAAGCCGCAGAATTACTTGCACGACGTGAAGCAGAAAGACAGCGTGCAGAAGTTCTTGAGGTCTATCACGAGCGCGAAGAAGAAGCACGTACAAAGTACGAAGATTTTGAACAAGTCGCGTACAACCCACGTCTTCCAATCACAACAGTGATGGCCGAAACGATTCAAGCGTCTGATGTTGGTCCCGAGGTGGCGTATTACCTTGGTTCTAACCCAAAAGAGGCTGATCGTATTGCCAAGTTGTCGCCTTTTTTGCAGGCAAAAGAGATTGGGAAGATTGAAGCTAAATTAAGTGAAAATCCTCCTGTTAAAAAGTCGTCGAGCGCCCCAGCGCCGATTCAGCCTGTTACCCCTAGGGGTGGCAACGCAAGAGTTTTAGACACAACTGATCCGCGTTCAATTAAAGAAATGTCAACGTCAGAGTGGATTGAAGCCGAGCGTCAAAGGCAGATTAAGAAATGGGAAGCTCAAAACCGAGTCCGCTAACTTTTTGAAAAGGAATTGTCATGGCAAATAGCCTACTTACCATTGACATGATTACTCGCAAGGCGCTTGAAATCCTTGAGAATAATCTTGTCTTGACCCGCAACGTAAACCGCCAATACGACGACAGTTTTGCTGTCGAGGGCGCTAAGATTGGTTCAACCCTTCGTATTCGCCTTCCGGACCGTGCGCTTGTCACTGACGGTGCTGCACTGCAAGTTCAAAGCGATAACGAGCAGTACACCACGTTGACGGTTGCTACGCAAAAGCACATTGGCGTTAACTTCACGTCTGCTGAATTGACGTTGCAGTTGGACGACTTTGCAGAGCGCGTGCTTAAACCTCGTATCAGCCAGCTTGCTGCTAGCATCGACGCTGACGTTGCCAACTCATACCAGTACATTGGTAACACCGTTGGTACGCCAGGAACAACACCTGCCACGTCGTTAGTTCTGTTGCAAGCACAGCAGAAACTTAACGAAAATGCTGCGGTTATGTCTCCCCGTTACGCTACAGTCAACCCCGCTGCTAACGCTGGTTTGGTTGAAGGTATGAAAGGTCTTTTTAATCCCACCGATACGATCAGCCGCCAGTTTAAAAACGGCATGATGGGTATGGGTGTGCTTGGGTTTGATGAGATCAACATGTCTCAGTCAATCAAGCAGTTCACGACTGGCTCGCGTACGGCTACTGGCGGTACAACGTCTGCTGCTGTAACAAGCGAAGGCGCAACCACTATTGCCATTACCGGCGCTGGCGCTAGCGCAACCGTTAAAGCTGGCGATGTGTTTACCGTGGCTGACTGCTATGCTGTTAACCCACAAACCCGTGAGTCTACTGGTTCGCTCTTCCAGTTTGTTGCGACTGTTGACGTCACGCTGAATGGCTCTGGCGCAGGTAACATCACTGTTGCTCCGATCTATTCTTCCGGTAATGCTCTAGCTACTGTTGCCAGCCTTCCTGCTGCTAGCAAAGCTGTTGTATTTGTCGGTGCAGCGTCTAGCCAGTACCCACAAAACCTCGTCTACCACAAAGACGCTATCACTTTTGCCACTGCCGACTTGATGATGCCGCAAGGTGTTGACATGGCGTCGCGTCAGGTTCATAACGGTATTTCGATGCGTATTGTTCGTCAGTACGACATCAACAATGACCGTATGCCCTGCCGTATTGACGTACTGTACGGCTACAGCGTGATCCGTCCGCAAATGGGCGTTCGTCTCTGGGGTTAATCAATCTAGGGGGCTTCGGCCCCCTTACCCAATTATTTTTTGAAAGGATTTATCATGGCAATTCCTAATGGTGCTGGTGGCTATCAGTACAACGACGGTAATACCGGCGAGGCTTTGTTGTTTGTTCAAGGTGCCCCTACTGCGCTGACCGGCGCAGCTACGGTTACCGCCGCTCAACTAGCAAACGGTTTGTTTACGTTTGATGGTACGGCTGGCGCAATGACGCTACCCACGGTTGCGTTGCTCGAAGATGAAATTTCTTCGGCAGCTAAAGTTAACGCAGCGTTCACGTTTGCTGTCGTTAATACCGATGGTACAGACGCTGTAACCGTAACCGCAGGTACGGGCTGGACAATTGTTGGCACCGCTGCTGTGTCGGCTAACACGTCGTCGCAATGGCTTGCTCGCAAAACCGGCGTTGGCACTTGGACGGCTTATCGTATTGCGTAATTGATAGGGGGCTTGCCCCCTATTTTTAAAAGGATCAGCTATGTCAAACACTAAACCTATTGGCGTTGCTTTTACAGACCAAGACATTATTGGCTCACAATATGTGTTGTCCGGTGAACAGTTTGGTTACACAGCAGATGCTCAAGGTACTGTGACTCAGGCGACCAGCAAGTCTACGGCTGTTACGCTTAATAAGTCAGCCGGTCAGATCACGATGAACAATGCGGCTTTAGCGAGCGTCACCAACGTAACATTTACGTTGAACAATTCGTTTATTTCTGCAAACGACATTTTGATCTTGAATGTAAGCGGTGGTGCCACTGCGGGCGCTTACAACTGTTGGGTTTCGGGTTTAAGCGCAGGTTCTGCGTCGATTACCGTACGCAACATTTCGGGTGGTTCGCTGTCTGAAGCAGTTGTTGTTAATTTTGCTCTTATTCATTGCGTGTAAGGCGCGGGGGCTAATAACCCCCCTGTAAACTATGGCCGTCATCTATCTTCGTCACGCCACACACGGCGCTAAAGTTGCTATATCTGATAAAGAAGCCGAGAACGATAGAGAAAACGGCTGGGAAGTGTATGATCCTAATGATGTAGAAGATGAGATGGAGCCAGTTAATGAGCTTCAACCTCGTCGTCGCAGCCGTAGAACTCAGGAGGTTGAGTTATGACAACTGCCGCTGAACTTATTAATGGGTCACTTCGACTTCTTGGTGTGTTAGCTGAAGGTGAGGAACCTTCAGTTGCGGTCATGCAAGATTCCATCATGGCAATGAATCAAATGATTCAGTCATGGGATACTGAACGACTATCAGTTTTTAGTACGCAAGACCAAGTGTTCACTTGGCCTGCTTACACTATGTCGCGCACGATTGGTCCTACAGGTGATTTTGTTGGTAATCGCCCCATAGAAGTCGACGACGCCACTTATTTTAAAGATCCGTCGTCAGGGCTGTCGTTTGGCATCAAAATTATTAATCAACAACAGTATGACGGTATTGCATTTAAAACCGTGACGTCTACATATCCGCAAGTTATGTGGATTAACAATACGTTTCCTGACATGGAAATTACTGTGTATCCCGTGCCTATTAAAGCGTTAGAGTGGCACATTATTTCTGTAGAAACACTAACGGAAGTATCAAGTGTTGCTACAGATATGTACTTTCCTCCAGGCTATCTTCGTGCGTTTCGTTACAACTTAGCTTGCGAACTAGCACCTGAGTTTGGTGTCGAACCGTCGCCGCAAGTGCAGCGTATTGCTATGTCAAGCAAGCGCAACATCAAGCGTATCAACTTTCCTGGCGATCTTATGGCGATACCTTACCCGATTGTTGCAACGCGTCAACGCTATAACATCTACGCCAATAACTTCTAATGAAAACGCCGATTCTTGGCTCGACTTACGTTGCCCGTTCCGTCAACGCAGCCGATGCGAGGATGGTCAATTTATTTCCAGAAGTTGTGCCTGAAGGTGGTAAAGAACCTGCTTTTCTTCAGCGCTGCCCAGGGCTTTTAAACTTAGCGACAATTGGTAGCGGGCCTATTAGAGGGCTATGGACTTTTTCTTCTGACAACACTGTCGCGTTTGTAGTGTCCGGCGCTGAACTATATAAGATAGACACAGACTATACCGCGACACTACTTGGTGCTATTCCAGGCACAGGCCCAGTTAGTATTGCAGATAACGGCACTCAACTGTTTATAGCTGCCAACGGCCCAAGCTACATATACAACAACTCAACAAATACGTTTCAACAGATTACAGACACAGATTTTCCAGGTGCGGTGACGGTTGGCTACATCGACGGCTACTTCGTTTTTAATGAGCCAAATAGCCAACGAATTTGGGTTACGCAACTGCTTGATGGCACAAGTATTGATCCGCTTGATTTTGCTAGTGCAGAAGGCTCTCCTGATGGTGTAGTCGGCTTGATTGTTGACCACCGCGAAGTTTGGGTTTATGGGACGGGCACGGTAGAGGTTTGGTATGACGCAGGTACGCCAGATTTCCCCCTTCAGCGCATACAAGGTGCGTTTAACGAAATTGGTTGCATTTCAGCGTACACAATCGCTAAGATGGATAACGGTTTGTTTTGGCTCGGCGCTGATGCTAGAGGTCAAGGTATTGTGTACCGCGCTAATGGCTATACCGGTCAACGCATCAGCACACACGCAGTTGAATGGCAAATTCAGCAGTATGGCAATTTAACTGACGCGCTTGCGTACACTTATCAGCAAGACGGCCACAGTTTTTACGTGCTTATTTTCCCTAGCGCCAACACAACATGGGTCTATGACGTAGCGACTGGCGCATGGCACGAGCGAGCTGGCTGGGACAATGGATCGTTTACGCGTCACCGTAGCAATTGCCAAATGGCGTTTAACAATAAAATTATTGTAGGCGACTACGAAAACGGCAACATTTACGCGTTTGATCTTGACACTTATGCCGATAATGGGCAGACACAAAAATGGTTACGTTCGTGGCGAGCGTTGCCAACGGGTCAAAATAACCTTAAACGTACCGCGCAGCACGCCATGCAAATTGACATGGAGTCAGGTGTAGGTCTAAACGGTCGTTTTGTTGATGAAACGCAATACTTAATTACGGAAAGCGGCGACTATCTAATAACCGAATCAGATGATTATCTAATTACGGAACAGTTTAGCACCGTTACAGTCGGCGCTAACCCGCAAATTATGCTTCGCTGGTCTGATGATGGGGGCCACACATGGTCTAACTACCGTACTACGTCAGTAGGGAAGATAGGCGAATATTACTATCGCGTATGGTTTCGTCGCTTAGGCATGACAATGAAGTTGCGTGATCGCGTGTATGAGTTGTCGATGACCGACCCAGTAAAAACAGCAATTATGGGTGCGGAACTTCTTATGTCGCCGACCAATGCCTAATGTCACTAACATACCCGCTCCACGCGTTAGCTTTATTGACGAGCGAACTGGGTTAATTTCGCGTGAGTGGTATCGATTTTTCTTAAATCTATTTACTTTAGTAGGACAAGGCAACAACGCAACAACGTTAGATGACCTTCAATCGGGGCCACCTACACACAATGTTAATGTATTGGTGTCTAATAATCCTGTTGACGTTGGGCCTCCGGTCATACCTTTTGGTGATAATGTTGTAACAAAAAACGGCACCCAGACAATTTCTGGTGCTAAGACGTTCACAAACAGCAACAACCAATTTAATGGCGCAAAGTACGCTACACCTAATGCTTATTTTGTTGAGGCCAGTTCCTACGCAACGATTGGCGGCACTAACGGCGTTGTCTTAGCTACCGGCGCAACGTCGCCAGGAACATCTGTTTTTCTAGGGGACGCTACAACGTTCCGTCCGACGGTCGATAACACGCGGTCTTTAGGCACTGGCACGTATAGGTATACAGTAGTTTACGCAACCACAGGTACAATAAACACATCAGATGGCGCACAAAAACAGCAGATAAGATCTTTGTCCGACGCTGAACAGCGTGTCGCGCACAGCGTCAAAAAACTTATCAAAGCGTTTAAGTGGACTGACGCTGTAGCGTCAAAAGGTGAAGACGCTCGGATTCATTTTGGCGTTATTGCTCAAGATGTTCAAGAAGCATTTGCCGCCGAGGGTTTAGATGCGTCAAAATATGGTTTATTTTGCAGCGACACATGGGTAACATCCGACGGATCATCTCAAACACGTTTAGGTGTGCGCTACAGCGAATTACTGGCTTTTGTTATCGCCGCACTGTAAGGAATAACATGACAACTTATTTATCCCCTAGCCCAAAACTTCAGTTTTTTGCTTCGGATGGTTCTTTGCTTGTTGGCGGCAAACTTTACACGTACGCAGCCGGAACAACAACGCCCTTAGCTACTTACACTGATTCGACGGGTACAACATTTAACACAAACCCCATCATTCTAAGTGTGCGCGGCGAAGCCAACGTTTGGCTAGGGACGCAGCAATATAAGTTTATTTTAAAAGACAGCAACGACGTTACGCTTTGGACTGTTGATAACATAGCCACTACGCAAGGTTTAGTTGAGGCGTTACAAACTTCGCTGTCTGCTGCGTCTGGGTCGTCGTTGATTGGTTACACACCATCCGGTACGGGCGCGGTTACAACGACAGTTCAAGCCAAACTTCGTCAAGTTGTATCAGTTAAAGATTTTGGTGCGGTAGGTAACGGCGTTGCTAATGATACAACCGCTATCCAGCAAGCGATTAATTACGTATCTTCAATCGGTGGGGGCGCGGTTAACTTTCCTACCGGCACGTATAAAATTTCAACTAAACTGTCTATCACCGCTAATTCTGTTTTTCTAACTGGCGAAGGCAGGCAGTCAAGCGTCATCGCGCCTGCGGCTATGGCGGATGATTTTATTCTATTCAACGGCTGCTCACAGGGCGGCGTTAATAATTTAGGCATCATACCGTCTGCCGCGCAAACAGGATCAACCGCTGGTATTCGCATCAAAAACTGTCATAACGTCGTTGTCGATCAGTTTTTGCTTTACGGAAACACGCGAAACGGCATCATTGTCGAAGGCGGCGCGTCGTCCTATTTATGCACCATCTCTAACTTTGAGATTAGCACTTGCGCTTTGTCTGGTATTGAGGTCGGCGCTGGGGCGTTAGCGCAGGGCGTATGGATTCTTGATGGCATCGTAGCGAGTTGCTATGACGGCATTTTGTTAACTTACGCAAGCGGCGTTTACATTAACACCGTAGATATTATTTCGTCAGGTAACTCAGCTTTGGCAACTTATCCAGTTACAGGCCAATATGTTACTGCTGTTTTTGCAGAAGGTATCACGGCAGATACTTCAGTTGGGCATGGCATCGCGCTGATTGACAACGGTGGTAAGACAACCGATGTGAACCTAGTGAATTGCTGGTCTGCGACAAATGGTCTTAGCGGCCTTCGTTGTGCGGCTAACACAGATGGTGTGCTTGTCAGCGGGTGTAGGTTCATCAATAACGATCAGCGCGGTATCTTGATTGAAAACGGCAAGAACTACACCATCAGCGGCTGTCAAATTGGCATGAACTCAATTGATGGATCTGCGTCATACGATGGTATTGCTATCGGCGCAGGCGTTACCCATGTCACGATTGAGAACTGTTTTTCTGGTGGGCCTTTGGGGAGAATTGGGACACTTACATCAAACTTTCAAAGATATGGTGTTTGGATTGGCGCAGGTGCAGATTATCTTGTCATATCTGGTAATGACCTAACGGGTAACGTTACAGGTGCTTTGCTTAACAATAGCACTGCATCAAACATCTTTATCTCAGAAAACCTTGGTGATAGTAGAAAGACCACATCGAACATTGAGACGGTTACGACAAATGCCAGCGGCATCGGAACGATCACGCATAACCTCGGAACCACACCAAGCGCAGTTTGTGTTACTGCCGCTGATACTGCTAGAAGCTTAATGGTCGGTTTGTACAATGTTGGATCGACAACATTTTCGTTTTACACTCGCATCGTCGAAGCAGGAAACCCAGCCAATGGGCAAGTTCTTGCTAGTGGCCCTATTACTGTTTCTTGGATCGCAACCAAAACCTAAGGTGTAAAAATGACTGTAACTGCAAAAGTTTTGGCTGAAGGTCAAGTAATTCCTAGTACAAACACTACGGTGTACACCGCGCCTGCGTACGTGACAACGATCATCGACAAATTGACAACAGCTAACTATGATGTTGTAGCTCGTCAAATTACGATTAATATTGTGGCATCTGGTAATTCTGTGGGAAACGCTTACTACATAGGCACACAGACATTAGGTGCTGGCGAAACATACACTTGGCCTGAAGTAGTGGGGCAGATACTTAGCACGGGCGACTATGTGGTTGCTGCGGCTAGCAACAATACCGGCGTTAACTTACGCATGAGTGGGCGCGAGATAACGTGAGTAATTTAAGTGTACATTCTGAATTGATGCAACAAAAAGTAGGCGCGTTGCAAGCCGAACTTCTTAAATTGCCTCAATACCAACCGGATACAAAACATTATTTTCACGGAGGAATGTACTGCCGTGAAGTATTTCGTCATGCCGGTGTTTTAGTTGTAGGCGCTGT